CACGAGTATCTTCAACATTCCACTCAGAGGTCTGCACTTTCCAGTCAGGGATGTTATCTTTCACTGTGAAAGAAGGTATGTCCCATATACATCTGTTGTTTGGTTGTGCTGCAAAATTGCCATCATCTAAGGCAATTATGTGAGCGCACTTGTGTTCGTGCGGAATCTCTGAATGATCAGTGTCAAGTATATTAGACTCTGGATGTGCAAAGTCAATAGTAAATAAATACTTACCTGCGTGCCATTTTTTATCTTTTCCTATATACTTTCCTGCTTGTCCATCTAGTATATCCCAACGATGAACAGAAGGATAATAAGAAAAACAATTCCAGAGCTGTAGTTCATCAAGTCTTCTTCTGGGGACTCTATCGATGTCAAATCCCGTTTGAATAAACGCGCTAATTGGTAAGCGATAAAATATTGCACCGTTTTCCATAATAGCATGAAATAGTATAGCGTGACCTGTAAGAGAGCTAATACCAAAGATAATACAGTCACAAACTTCTCCTTTATGTTTTTTAAGATCATAAAGATACTCCTTTCTTATTTGTGCATAAGTCGGTGGTATGTTTGCATTCAAGTAAGCCATTCATTATTTATACACTTTTTTTAAAACATGTCATCAGGTTCGTCGGATATATCGCCCCAGTTATCTCCTACCTCATAATCTACTTTGTTGGGCACTTTCAATTCAACACAATTTTCCATAATTTCTTTTATCTTTGTAGCCTGTTCTTCAGACTCTACAGAAATATCTAACTCATCATGTAATTGTATCAAAGGTGTTATACCTTCAGCCCTTAAATCAACCATTGTTTTCTTTGTCATGTCAGCAGCTGATCCTTGTATTAATTTATTTAAAGCTTTGTATGTAAAAGCTCTTCTGATCCCTGGTCCGTGTTCCTTGATTGCATCTTCATGTTTCAATGGTTTATGCACACCAAAATAGTTTGGCTCCCAAAGATTAAATCTACATCTACGACCAAGCAAAGTTCTTATTTTACCAGAATCTTGTGCTCTGTTCATAACTTGTTGAATTAATTGTTTTACAAATGGAACTCTTTGATGGTATTGTTTCAATACTTTTTCTGCATCTTCATCATTATAACCAAGTGAATTCGCTAATTTAGCTTTACCCATACCATAAAACAAACCAAGATTAATTGTTTTAGCTTCAGCTCTATCTATATCTGCTATGTCTGCAATAATTTGATGAAAGTCTGCTTCTCTTTGCATTTTTTTCTTATCATGTTCACTTATATCATCTGGTATTACTTGATTATATTTTTCTGCAACAGAAGCTACTCCAAGGACTCCAGGCGTGCTTAAAGCAAAATGCACTACCAACCTAGGTTCTTGTTGAGAATAGTCAAAACAACCCCATCTATGGCCCTTCTCAGGCACAAATATAGACCTAACTCCATTACCTATATCTGTGTAATTTGGAATCTGTTGTAGGTTTGGATTAGAATAAGATAGTCTACCTGTTACTGTACCACCAAAGTCTCCTTTTAACTGATGTATGTCAGAGTGTATTCTACCATTGTAAACAAACTTTTTTAAAGAATCTACAAAAGTGTTTCTTAACTTGTCAGCTTCTCTAGCACTATTAATCGCTCTTAACACAGGGTCTTTGTGATTTTTTAAATAATTTTTTGTAAAAGAAGGTTTACCTGTTTTAGCTGTTCTATCAAAGTCATCTATGTTTCTAGCAATACATGCTTTCTCTATACTAGATGCAGCCCATACTTCAGGATAAAAACCTATCTCTTCATGAACTCTTTTCATATAAAAATCATAATTTTTTTGTAAAGTAGATTCTACTCTTTCAATTTGGTCCTCATCCACTCTAACACCTTTTAATTTCATGTCTAACAAACATGGAAATACTTGTTGTTCTAGTTCTACAATTGCATGCAAGTCTTGTGCATTTATTTCTTTTTTAAACTCTTGCCACAAAGCTAAAGTTATTTCAGCATCTTGTTCAGCATACTCACCTACATACATTGCAGGTAATTTGTACATTTCTGCTTTAGGATCAACACCCCATTCTTTTGCAGCTTCTTTTAATGCAGTTTCATTTTTACCCATGCCAACATAATCGTTTGCAACAGAATTTAAATCATATCTGAATCTATTTTCATCAACTAAAGATGCAACCACCATAGTATCTACAACTGTTCCGTGAACCGTGAGCCCTAGTCTATGAATCCAACACATATCATAAATGGCATTGTGAAATATTTTTAGTGAATCTGTTTTTAGTACATCTGCAAACCAATCAAGAACTTGTTTTCTATTCATGTTAGGTCCTGCTTCGTGAGCTATTGGAAAATAACCTGCCCAATCTTTCACAGCGATAGCTATTCCAACTACGTCTCCTTCGTTTCTTGTTGATGAAGATCCTCTTGTTTTTAAATCAGGATCTTTCGTTTCTAAGTCAATCGAGATCTCATCATACTTTGATAGGTCTGGAAAGTGATCAGGTTCTACCCAATCTGTATGTTGTTTAAATAGTGTCTTCATTATCTTTCAATCTTTTTATTTCTAATTCACAATAGTGAATTATTTTTTCTAAGTCTTTTATCTTATCTTTCTCAATATATCTACAAACATATTTCACAACGTTTCCTTGAAAAAACGTAAGACCATTTTTTGAAATAAATTCGTAGGGTTGAATCGGAAAAAATTTATAATGAGATCCTCCGATTTGTTTTTCTTGAGGAAAAGCTTCCTCTAACATATTATTGTCTGTCATTTGTTTACTCCTTTTCATCGTAAAAATTGTCTTGTTAATAATGGAAACACATTTTTTGTACTATGTTGATATATCATCAAATGTTTTCTTGGTCTTGATGTTGCAACATACGATACTCTGGTTTCCTCGTCTTCTTGTTTTCGACTACCACTATTGTAAGATTTTAAAGAGTTTGGTCCCCAATTAGAATCTACAATTACTATGTCAGCCTCCATACCTTTCACGGAATGAATAGGTGCAATTTTTATATTACTCTCCAAATTATTATCTCTTTCCCAACAATGTTTTAGATAAGCATTTAAATGATCATTGTCTCTAAATAATTCACTACTTGTTTCAAATCTTAAAACTTCAAACCACTGTAATTTTATATCACCTTTAAAATAATATTTATCTTTTATATCTTCAAAACTTAAATATAAATCTGGATCTTGTAATTCTGGTGGTTGTGTATCAGCATGTTCTAAAGCTCCTTTTTTCCCATACTCTATTAAACCAGGTGCTAATTTTTTAACCATTTTTAAATATTGTTTACCTTGTATGACTCCTCCTGATCTTAAAGTATCCCAAGCTTGTATTAATTGTTTTCTATCTTCTTGATCAAAAATAGTTTTAAAAGAAGTGCCTCTATCGTGAGCATAGTTTTTTTCTTTAAATATAAGACCATGATCTATACAAAATTGTTTAAATTTATGTGCGATCGCGTTTGTTCTAGCGCACATTATTACATCTGATTTTGAGTCAATACTGTTTGCTAAAACTCTTAATGAATCAATAAAACCAAAACTACCTTCTTTCGTTGGATCACATTCAAATTTTGTACCTAATCTGTGTTGTATCTCTCCCTGTATTTTCATTACAACTTTATATATGGCAGGAGGTAATCTATATGTTTTAGGTAAAGATCGTACACATTCTTTTTTGCAGGGCCACTTTTGAAATATCCTAGCATCAGACCCTTTCCATCCATAAATGGATTGATCATCATCTCCTACAAGAACTAACTCCTCAGTATTTCTAGCTATCTTTGATATTACTTGCCATTCTAGTTTAGATAAATCTTGTGCTTCATCTACTAGCACAAGTTTGTATGGTTTGAATTCTATGTTTTTTGCTAAAGCTTTTTCTAACATATCATCAAAGTCTATCATCTGGTAGTGATCTTTAAATTTTGTAAAATTTTTAAATACATAACTTATCTCAGGTCTTTTATATCTAACTCTAGAATAACTAGCGTCCTCATCATAAAAATGAAATATTCTTTGTAATGGATCTTTTTCTATTTTGTATTCACCATTTACTTTTATAGCTTTCTCAAAACCTAAAGAATGTTTTGCTAAACCTATGAGATTCATAATGGCCCCAAACTTTTTATCATGCTCTTCGCTCCAACCTACAGCAACTTCATCAGTGCCATCATAGTTAGTGTCTGCTATCTTAGGCCAGTTATCTGGATCTGTTTTTATTAAACCTTTAAAAGTTTTCTTTGCACTTTCATTAAATATTTCATATTGATTTAAGTGATCTTTACAAAACTTGTGTATTGTTTTTATAGACTCTGCCTGCTTTTCAGTTAAAAATAAAGATAATGTTTTGTCATGAATTGCTCTATCTTGTAAATTTTCCACAGTAGCTTTTGCAAAACCTATCATTAAAACTTGATCAAAATGCATTCCTGCTTCAAAGTTTCTTTTTAACATTTTTAAAATTTCAGTTGTTTTACCACAACCAGGTCCACCTAATATTTTGTAACGTCTTTTATAAAATCTATCTATCTTAGTAGTCATTTTCGTGTCTTTCTGATTTAAAGTTTAAAATATCTTGTTCTACTTCTGGCTCTCTACCAAAAGCAACTTCATCTAAAACATATACCCATTTCTTAACACCTTCTTTTATATGAAATTTTTCTCTACTAATACCTTTACATTTTTGTAACATTTGGTGTGTTAAATCCACAGATAACTTCCACTCTTCCATTTGTAAATGTTTGTAAAATCCATCAAATATAAATTTACGTTTACCATTACCATCACTAAAAGGTCGACCCATCACAATTTGTTTTCTATCTTTTGTAATTCTAAGATTAAAACAAAAGTCTTCTAAATGAGATTTTAATTTAAACTCTGGTAAACTTTCTTCTGGTGCATCTATTGGTGTAGCTTTTTGTTGTAA